GTTGGGGAATCAATATCGGAGCAAGTTCAACCGACGCACAGGCCCATCACAACGTATTAGGAAACAACGCAAGCGGCGACATTCAAGACAACGGCACAACTTCTATCATTCAAAATAACACAGACCACTTGTCGGCAACGGTGCCTGGCCGAACGCTTGACGTGACAGATACCGGACTGGTGAGCTTGGCTGCCACTGGCCTCGACGCCATAGCCTCGACGGCGACGGGGATGGTTGAAATCGCCAAGGCTATACTCGACCGAGTCAACAGCAAGGCCAACCACGACGTGTCAGGCTCTACTGGTAAGCAGCTAAGGGAGACCGCCGATTCTATAGTGGTGTATTCTGGCGATGTCGTCTCTTCAACGGCCAATACGGTTGTTTTGGATAGCGGTGCAAGTGACCAGGATGGCTCCTATGATCCCTCTGCAATTGTCATCACATCCGGCTTAGGCGTTGGGCAAATTCGCCATATCTTAGAATACTTCGGTGCATCGCGAACAGGCATTCTTGATAGAGATTGGAAAGTTGAGCCGGATAACACAAGCGAATTCACCATTACAGCCGTCAATGGATCGCCCACGACCAATGAAGGTCGCCTGATGGCGGCAACAAGCACAACTGCGCAACTCAATGCACTTGCTTCAACGGAGGATGGTATTTACGATGGACAGACGTTGCAGTTGGTCAGTGGTCTTGGGCAGGACCAATCGACGCCTATCCTATCGTATGATGGATCTTCTCGGACAGCGACCGTAGAAACCTGGGTCGTCACTCCAGACGCAACGACTGCCTATCGAATGCTGCCGATGGTGACAGACAAGAGCCAAGTCGACGCGGCCCTCGACACGGCGATTGCCGAGTTAGCGGTTGGCCAGCCGCCAGTGACCCCGTCGATACGGGCAGCGGTAATGGCGATGTACATGGCACTGCGGAATAATACCGAGGTGAATACGAGCGTCACGCCAAACACGCTCAAGGTACGCAACGCGGCGGGTGATGTGATCTTCGAAAAGGATCTGACGGATGACGGTGATGACTACAACGAAGCCAATGCGGAGTCGGGGTAAATACCATGCCGAGCGGAATACCAATCGGAATTCAACTCAACGCCGATGGTGATCTGGATCTTACCAGTATCAGTATCATTACCACGGCGGATGGGTATATTCTACAGGAAGCTGACGGCGTGGGACGATCACACGTCAGCAACAAAACCGATGGCATTCAATTTTTGGTTAACGGTGGGCAGGCTGTTGGAGCGTTGACCGGGATCGGATTTTCCAGTGTTGTGGGAACTGCCAAAACGGGCATTGGACACATCAGGACCACCAGCTTCGGTCGAGGTGACTTGGTCCTTCTGGCAAATAACACAGAGGACTCATCGGACGTAACTGCCGATGACGTGGTGGTGCGTCTCGACACCGACCGCAATCTCTTCCTCGAGGATTTTGTCCTGGTGCCCGTTGACGTAACGCATGCCATCCCCGATTTCGTCTATGCCGTTGCCGGTCAAGAGTGCAACCTCTACTTCGCGAATTGCGTTCGGTCCAGAGCAGAAGACATTATCGAATTCAACCTAAGCACCAATCCAAGCAGTGGAGCACAGGACGAACGTGGCTGGGTGTTTGCCCCAGAGGACAGCGACATCCCATCCGGTGACACGACAACGATTGCGTTAGGCTTGGCATTTACTGCCGGGGAAACAACATTGACAAGCGCCGCAAGTACCACTGTGGCTCTTGCCAAAAGCACGGCGGGAACCGGCGAATCGCGGAATATCATCGTGTTCGGAGACTCGACCGACAACTGGATGGCCGAGTTTATGAACCTCTTCGATGGCGACGCCATGACGGCTACGCTTCGAGGCACCAGGAATACGACAGAGAACGATTCCGATAGTGGGTCAAGGTCGGCGGATCATGAGTCCGTGAGCGGTTGGACGTACAACGAACATCTAACAGACCCGGCAAGCGAACCGGTGATTTCCGGTAGTGGTACATGGGACTTCGGGCAGTACCTGATCGATAATTCGTTCACGATGATGACGGCTGACGATTGGGTGCTTTTCTTTCTGGGGATAAACGACGTTTTCGGTGCAGCGTCGGATTCAGAAGTCGCCACGGTCCTGGACTCGATCGAGGCCGATATCGAAAGCATGATCGACACATCGGCCTCTCCGGCAGCAACTACAGTAAGGGGGGACGTCAGTGGCGTTCGCGTTGGAATCGGAATAACGATTCCTCCGTCCACGTCACAAGACAGTTTCGGTAGCAGTTACGGGACCTCACAAAGCCACGATCGGTATCGTCGAAACAACCAACTCCTCCAAGAACGACTCATCGCGACGTATGACAACGACACGATGCGGAGCAGGGGTGTTTACGTAGTGCCGATACACCTTGGGCTGGACATCAATAACAACATGAAGGCAGCGGCGACGGCGTTCAACGCGCGAAATACCGACACCTACATCAAGCAGACCAATGGTGTTCATCCCGAAAACACAGGCTACTGGCAGATTGCTGATAGCGTCTATGCGTTCATTAAATACCACGAGTAAGTCCCATGGGAAATGAACTGAATCTACACACGACGTCCGGCCTGGCGGTCAAGGCCATCGTCTGGGGTGAAGATCGCGCTACTCGGTGGAATGGTTCCGCGATGGTAGCAACGTCGACGATTTCAGATGCGGCGTGGGCAACGGGAATGGTGACCTGCACGGAGCAAGACACGTCAGACACTACGGGCACGGGTATTTACGTCGGCACGTTCCCAACAGGGATTACGGCGGCCGGGGAATATGCTGTTGAGTTCTTCATCGGCGCCTCACCGACACCCGGGCAGTTAATTATCGGCACTCAGACGGTGAACTGGTCGGGTACGGGGATCGTGTCGCAAGCCGACCTCTATCATGCCGACGTGATGCTGACCGTAGATACGAACAACAGCCAGGACGAGTATACCGTTAAGTGGTATCGAAACGGTGAGGCCGTGACTTCGGGGATCACGTCGCCCACCATTCAGGTGGTTAAGCGGGCGGACGGTTTAGACTTGATTGGCGAAGTTACAATGGACCCGGTAGCATCGACTGGAACTTTGAAGTATGACGAGTCGACTGATGGGAACCGTATGACACTGGGCGAAGCGGCTATTGCGGTCGTCAAGGCGACGATCAATGGCAGTGAGAGGACATTCGAGCAGATCATCGGCCGTGACGACGCAAGGTAGAGAGTGAATGGACAAAGACAGCGTTCGTTTATATCGAGGTGATTGTCTTGAGGTCATGCCGACACTTGAGCCTGGGAGCATTGACCTAGTGCTGGCCGATCCACCTTACGGAATAACTGCTTGCAAGTGGGATAGCGTGATACCCTTACCGGAGATGTGGGCATGTTTGGAGCGGTTGAAGAAGCCGACTACTCCTATAGTTCTCACTGCTGCTCAGCCGTTTACAACAATACTCGGGGCCTCCGGACTGCCATGGCTCAGGTATGCGTGGGTATGGAAGAAATCGAAGCCGGCGGGTCGGTTGAATGCAAAACGCATGCCCATGGGAAACACTGAAGACGTTCTAATATTCTACGAGACCCAGCCAACTTACAATCCGCAAGGAACAATAGCATACAATACGGTTGTACGCACAGGCACACAAAGCGATAACTATGGTGCTGTCCATTGTCTACCTTATGTGCAGGAAGTTACGGACTACCCGCGAACCCTCTTGGAATTCAAGAGCGTTGGTTCAGGACTACACCCAACCCAGAAGCCAGTAGCGTTGATGGAGTATCTGATTCGCACCTACACGAAAGAAGGCGACACGGTGCTAGATTTCTGTATGGGATCGGGAACGACGGGAGTTGCTTGCAGGAACACCTGGCGGAAGTTCATCGGCATCGAGAAAGACGAGAAGTTCTTCCAGATCGCAAATGACCGCTTGGACGCGGAAGAATCGCGTATGCCGCTATTCTCGACCGCATGAATCGGAACAACGAACATGGCTCTGGATACCCAAGAAAAGCGGATGAATGTGGTCGGCGTTGGGCGGCCATGGTTGCGGACCAAGCTGCCCGGGGCGAAGGATCAGGCATGGCGAGTCGCTTCCGGCAACGCATACGGTGGTAATGAGATAGCCGCACCAGTAGAGCCGGATGAGCCCGCGAACCCATCGCCCAGAGTGGCTCGGCTATTGCAGCCTATGTTCGTGCAGCAGAGTAGGCGGCATAGGCGACCGGGTGGCGTCTTGCGGGTTCGCACGTTCGTCGTAGTCGCAATGAGTGATCGACAGCAAACGGGCTCCGAAGTGATGAGTGGCACCCGTCGGCCAGGGCCCCAGGTGATGATGAATAGCTCGCGCGTTGGCGTGGAAGCGATCAGATAGGAAACGACCATGGCGATAATCGGAAAAGTTGAGATCCTCGAAGGCGAAAGCGTGCCCCTGTTGTCTCGCGTTCGAGCCTATGATGGTGGCTACCTGCAACAGGCGGACGTCAGTTCCATAGCTTACACGGTGGCCGATCTGGACGACCCCGAAACGTCGACCGCACCAGGCAGCTTGGCGGCGGGTGATGTGGTATTCGACACGCTCCAGACTGGCGACTTGTGGACTGAGGACAGTACGGGCTACAACTTCTCATGGACGCCAGACGCTTCGTTGCTGCCTGGCGCTGCCATTGCCGGCGGAACGAAAGTCTACCGGGTTGAGGTGAAGATCACGCCCACCGCGTCGTCTAACAAGATTATGCTGGTGTGGATCATTGAGGTTCTCAATACGTACAGCGGATCGGCTGGGGTCTCGGACCCGGAAGCCTATTCAGGTATCGGGTACTGTACACGGATGGATATGGAGTCGATGTTCGGGCGCGATAACATATCCAAGTGGGCCGACATGGAAAACACGGAAGACCCGCAGCTTGGCTTTACGCGAGTGTCCCGGTCTATCGTGGTTGCCACGGCTGAGATAGATGACAGCTTGCGGAAGGGCCCCTACGTGCTTCCATTCGCTGTGCCACCGACGACCATTGTCAATCTAGCAGCCGCCCTAGCAGGCGTGTGGCTGTACGAGTCGCGTGGTATCGAGGACTTCGACGACGCGACGGGGCGGCCAATTCATCGGCTATCCGCTCACAAAGACATGGCACTCCGTATACTCAGCGATCTTCGCGCGAATACTCGCACTATTGACGCCCCGACTACGTCACGTTCGGGGGTAGATTCACCTTTCATTGTTCCAGGATAAGACAGATGACGAATGAACAAACCAAGACACTCGAAGACGCGAGGGTGCTAGTCAAGCGGAACTGCGGCCGGGGCGCCATGTTCAACGCACAGGAAACTCAAAAGATAGTGAAGGGATTGATTGGGATCATCAATCACGCCGTTCCGGCCGAGCCGTTATTCGAGCCTGAAGCAATGCCAGAGGTGCCCGTGGTATCCAAAGACGTCCAGGTCGATGGTGAGTCCCTCCCGACCATTGGGCCGCCGAAGCGTCACCGCAAATAATCACACTCGACACGGAGTCTACTCATGGCGAACCCCAAGGAATCGGTAATTACGCGACTCGAATTATTGACGCGGGTCAAAGCGACTCAGACCACTATCGGCACTGGCAACCAAGAGGTCACGGCGGCGAACTTCGACGAGCCGGCTGGGGTGATTTATAATCCCGACAGTGACACGCCTGTCACTCGTATATCACAAGACGTTCGGGTTCTGGCATCAGGTACCGAGACGATAGACCTGACGGATTTGCCAGGGCTTCAGGACAACATAGACGGCGACGGCTTGACGGTTCGGGGATATCGTATCAAGGGCGACACGGACAACGTCGGGGGCCTGACGATTGCCACGGGTGCCAGCAACGGCTACGTGTTATTCGGAGCTGGCAATGAACTTGACATCGATAACGACGGCGAAGAAATGGCGATCTTCCAGGACGAGAAGGCCCCCATATCGGCGACCGTGAAAAACCTGGACCTTACCGGAACGATCGGTGATACCTGGAAGATTGAAATCTGGATGGGGTAATCATGCACGATCACAGGGTAATAGTATCGCAATCAGTTTTCGAGTGGCCCGAATACCACGCGCTTGCGAGAAAACTTGGCATCGTGGAGGATGTGTCGGTGCATTCTTCAGAGGCGATTTTCAAGTGCCCCGAGTATCGTGCATTTGCTGCGAGGCTCGGTATCCCAGACGATCAGACGGTAGAGACAGCAGGTGTGTCCATGACACTTGAGTTTGATTCTGTAGTAAAGATTGAACACCTATACTTTGGCGTGGATACCACGAAACCAGAAATACCACGAAACCAGAAGCTAGATGGATGACACACAGCCACCTGAAGAACACCCAGAAGACCAGCCCGAAGAGGACGGGCTGCTGTCGGACCCCAAGCACATCAGGCGAGACCTGCAACTGATGGCGCAGTTTCCCGTTGAGGTGGCGGCGCGATCCGATATTGTCAACAAGGTCGAGGGCCTTATCTGTGACACCACGGAAAACGACAAGGGAGAAACGGTACCCCTACATAGACCGCGCATTGTGGTTAGCGCCGTGAACGCCATGACTGCACTCATGAGGGCAAACACTGACTGGGAGCGTCTTGTTATGGAACGCGAGCGGCTCTCCTTGCTTGCAGAATCAGGCAGCTCGCCCACGAAGACCGTTATCCAAATAGCCGCCGAGCAGGCAATCGCGATGGATTTGACTATCTTGCCGCCTGGAGTTGCGCCGCCAAGCAACGGGAAACATAGCGGTAACGGTAAACACAACGGGAACGGGAAGAAACCATGATGGCGGAACTGACCGAAGCCTGGACGCAATTCCGACCACACGCCGGCCAGGCCGAGCTGTGGGCATGTCGGGCTCGGTTCGTGGCCGTTGCTGCTGGCCGTGGTTCCGGAAAGACGGAACTGGCGAAGCGGCGGCTAGTCCGGTTCCTCCCTGTCAGCAAGCCGTGGCGCACGCCTAAGTATTTCTATGCGGCCCCGACTCGAGCGCAGGCAAAACTATTGGCGTGGGATGATCTGTTGAGTCTCGTGCCTGAGGAGTGGATTGCCAAAAAGTCTGACATATCCCTTACGGACTTATGCATCAAGACGATCTTCGGTAGTGAATTATGGGTAATGGGACTTGATAAGCCGGCACGTATCGAAGGCCTTCAGTGGGATGGATGCGTATTGGACGAAAGCTGCGACATTAAGCCCCGCGTATTTGACAAGACGATGCGCCCCGCCTTGACGCATCGTAACGGCTGGTGTTGGCGGATCGGCGTTCCCAAGCGACAAGGCCCGGGGGCCAAGGAGTTCAAGCGGTTCTATGAGCAGGCCGTAGCAGGCCGGATCCCTGAAGCCATGGGCTTTACCTGGCCGTCTTCCGACATCCTGCCACCGGAGGCGCTCGCGGCCGCCAAGGCGTCAATGGACCCGAAGGATTATCGCGAACAGTTCGAGGCCCAGTGGGAGACAGCCGGCGGCCAGTTGTTCCACTCGTTCGACCGGGCCTACAACGTGCGGCCATGTTCGTACCACCGAGACAAGGCAATTGTCGTCGGTTCCGACTTCAATGTTGACCCCATGGCGTGGGTTCTCGGCCACCGTTGGAAGAACCGAATCGAGTGGTTCGACGAACTGTGGCTCCGCGACACGAATACACAGGCAGCCCTGGACGCCCTGGCTGGTCGCTACGGCGATCACCCGTCAGGGTGGGAGTTCTACGGCGACGCCTCGGGGAAGGCCCGCAAAACGTCAGCCGCGAAGACTGACAGGCTATTGATCGAAGGTCACCCGGCTTTCATTGCCAGCGGCCGCACGACTCACTACCTGAAGAGCAACCCCCCCGTGGTCGATCGGATCGCGGCTTGTAACGTGATGCTCTGCAATGCTGCCGGAGATCGGAGGCTCTTTGTAGATCCTCGGTGCGCGAGGCTTATTGACGACTTGGAGTCTCGGCACTACAAACCAGGAACCCGGGATCCGGCCGATACCGGCGACCTGGGCCATATTACCGACGCCATGGGCTATCCCGTTCACCAGTTATTCCCGATCCGAATTCCACTTCATACCGAACCGCAAACGGTGATCGTCCGGCAGCACCAGACTGCACCCTACGTTTACCAATAACCAGGAGTCTGTTATGCCTTTACCTAAGGCACCATCTCAGTCACTACCAACACCCACCATTCACAAAGAGCAAACCGGGGCCCAGTCCCCGCGCGTTCGTTTCGGTCATGCGGCCGGCGTACCGGGACCGGCAATCATTGCCACGTATCGGCAGATTCGGAAACATCCGACTGTTGCGATCGGTCGCATGCTGGCGGTGACACCTATCCTTGCGGCCGAGTGGGTGATTGAAGCGGATGAGGACGCGCCGTCGGACGCCCGGGAGTTCATAGACGAACAGTTTATGGAAAAACGGCAACCGCTCTTGCAGCCCGCGCTACTGCATGGTTACGTGGACTTCGGCTTTCAGCCGTTTGAGAAAGTGTTCGAGGCGACCACCGAGGGTCGTGTTGGTTTGCGGAAGATCAAACCATTGATACAAGATCACACGAAGATTCAGGTCGACGATCAGACAGGGGCCTTCGAGGGGTTCCGGCAGGGCGGTGAAGCCCTGGCCGTGGAGTATTGCCTCCTTTACTCATTCGGCGTCGAGGGGACCAACTGGGGTGGGCAGCCACTACTGGAAAACATCCGCGAAACGTGGTGGGATTGGAAGCAAGCGAATGACGGCGCGGTTCGCTACGACAGAAAGGTGGCGGGCTCGCATTTCGTTGTACATTTCCCCAAGGGAGTCAGTGAGGATATCACTGGGCAGGAAGTCGACAACTCCGAGATAGCGAACACCATTCTCGCCTCACTGGAATCGTCGGGCGGTATTGCCATACCTCGCACGGTTGCCGCTTACGTGTCAGACCTTAGTAAAGACGAGCCGGCTTGGGTGATCGAGATCCTTAGCGACGGTGGAGGACAGCAGCCGACGTTCATCGATCGATTGCAATATCTCGACGTGAACTTGATTCGGGGATTGATCCTGCCAGAACGAGCCGTGCTGGAAGGGAAGCACGGTACGTTAGCTGAGGCCGGCGAGCACGGCGACCTGGCCCTAACCAATGCCGAGCTTCTGCACGAGCAGGTAACTCGCACCACCAACTGGTACGCCGTCGATCAACTGCTGGCGATCAACTGGGGTGACGAGGCACGGGGTACCGTTCGTCTTGTTGCCGCGCCAATCCAGGACACCAAGAGGGCGTTCTTGCGAGAAGTTTACAAACATGTTCTGACCGATCCGTCTGGGTTCCTGGAGGAATTCGGGGCGCTTGATACCGAAGCTCTGCGAGATGCGTTGGGCGTGCCCTCTTTGGATGAGGGCGACCGTCCCGACGAACCGGAAGTCGTTCCCGTCGAGGGCGTTGATGCAAACGACCCCGACGCGGAGATTGCGCGTGGAGTATTTCAAGCCGTCGGCGAAGGGGATGAATGATGGCACTGAAGAAATCGGCTGGGCCGGTGACTGCGGACGAGCGACGGAGGGCCGAGTTGCAGGACCGGGACCGCGCGCGGCTCCAACGTATCGGCGTAGCGGAGTCCATAAAAATCGGCAACCGTGTGCAGCGTGCCGTGTTGCGATCGGCCGGAAACATCCCGAAGGCCATTGAGGCATTGCGGCGCGAGCTACTAGCCATGGCGCCCGTCGTCCGTCAGGGCATGGTGGCCGCGTACCTGGCCGGTCGTAATCGCTCACGGCTGACGCGACCGAAGGGGCGACCTCTATCGCTGTCGAACGGCCCGGGTGTTTACGATAAGGCAATAGAGACCCTGGAAACCAGGCTTGCATTGACGCCAAAGACACTGATAAAACTTGAAGTCCAGTACGAAGCGGCGGCAATACGTGTGGTGAAAAAAGCAACCGATGCCATCGAGCGGAAGCTACAAGAGTCCGTTGCTGAGTCCATTCGAGTCGGTGCCCATGTACGGGAAGGCAAGGCATCCTTACGGGAGGCATTCGCGAAAGCAGGCATGACACCGAACAACAGCTTTACGCTTGAAGCGATCTTCCGCACCCAGACGCAACAGGCTTATAGTGCCGCGAGATTCCAGGCGAGTCAAGATCCGGTCATCCAGGATATACTCTGGGGATTCAAGTACGTCACCGTGGGCGACGATCGCGTAAGAGATGAGCATGTCGGTTTTGACGGCGTGACGTTGCCGAAGTCTGATCCGTTTTGGATCACGCATTGGCCGCCGAATGGCTGGGCATGCAGGTGTGCAGTCATAGAGATATTCGAGCCACGGAAGATTGTCAAGGTGCCGGCGGTGGTTGAGGTCGACGGCAAAGAAGTCAAGCCAGAGGTGGACAAGGGCTTCCGGTTTAATCCTGGGGAAGTGTTCGCATTGCCGTTGTAATAGACAGGATCAAACATGGACAGCATTGGTAAGTTCGAGATGGAAGTTCGACGAACTGTGGAGTATTTCCGTAGTGAATTTGATCTGACCTACGCCGGGGCCATAGGCGTTCTTGAGATTGTAAAGCACTCCTTGGTCGCAGAAGCACTTGACGGCGTTGACAATGACGACCATGAGGAAGGCTAGAATGGCAAAACTGATTTCACCACATGCCGTAGCGCGTCGGCTTGGACTGTCCGAGGAGACAGTGCGGCGATTGCTGCGCAGTGGTGAAATCAACGGTCGCAAGTTCGGGCAGCAGTGGCGTGTTGATCCCGATGACCTCTCATTGAGTCATGGCGGCACGACAACGCCCAACAACGCACAACAGGGCGCGCAGAAACCCACGTCCTGATCTGGTGCCACTTTTCTGTAGCACCTAGATTGCTTGGCGTTATGAGCCAAGCATTCATTCTTTCAACGCCGACCGACAAGCCCCAGGCTGTCGGTGCGCTGCGCCAATCGGGCGGGCAGCCCGTCCGGCGATTCCGCAAGGAGTTGATTCGTGTGGGTGAATACCGCACGGCATCCGACGGCGTGGAATTCGAGGTTACCGGCGATGCCCTTTCGCATTGGGCGGCCACGTTCTCGGATATGCAGGAAGCTGGTATTAAGGTTCCCGTTCCGGCCGGACACAGCAACGACCCGGAAGACAACCGAGGTTGGCTGGTAGATACCTACGTGGAAGGTGACGCTCTGGTGGGTATTATCGACCTGGTAGGGGAAGCGGGCATCGCACTGGCTGGCACGTCGGACGTATCGATCTATTCGCCGGGTGAGTGGACAGACGGCAAGGGCAATACCTACCGTCGGCCCATTCGACATGTGGCCCTCTGTACCGATCCGGTCATTCCCGGGTTGTCGGACTTCGTGCCGATCGCCGCGTCCCATAAGCAAACGCCGGTAAATGTACCGGTTCTTACCCTGTCAATAAGGAAGAAACCAAACATGAAACTTGACAAAGTGACCAAGGCGCTCGGCATCACGCAAGAGGTGACCGAAGACAACGCCCCAGACCTGATCCTTTCGGCCGTCGGCGACATGACCAAGAAGCGGAGCGAACTGGAAGCCAGTGGCGTGACGCTCGTGGCTAAGGTTGACGCCCTGCAAAAGCAACTGGCCGACGCTGGCAAGAAGCCGGCCGACCCCGATCCCGTCACGCTTACGCTGGCACACGAAAACTGCAAGCTCAAGTTCGATGGCCTCGTGGAGTCGGGAAAGATTACGCCGGCCGTTCGCGACGGACTCCAAGAACTGTTTATCGGAACCGACAGCGGGGCCTTGAAGCTCAGCCTGTCGAGCGGCCAGGGTCTGAACATTATCAACGGCCTCGTCGAGGTGCTTGCGAAGAATGACCCCGTGAAGCTCGGCGAGCAGACAGGCAAGCAGCTGGTCGACCTCCAATTATCGCAACAGCCCGACCCCGAGAAGGACAAGGCTGCCAAGGAAACGGTCACGAAGACCATGCGGGCCATGGCGGGCATCAAGGTTGCTGTATAGCTGACCCTTCGTTCATCAGACAACTTTCAACATACACGCGGAGTTAGATTATGACAAATCCAAACGGATTGCCCGGTCCGGGCAACGAAACCGTTAGTGCATTTCGCAACTTCCTGACCACGGCCGACAACCTGGTTCTCAAGCCGGGTGGTGTGGTCATCGACGCCAGCGAATCGAGAGACCCCGGAAACACCGGGTATGTCGACGTCCTTCGCGGCGGGTTGCTGCTGGGCAAGATAACAACCGGCGGACGCTATGCCCCGAGCGTGATCGGAACACTCGGCGACGACTATGACGGTGCTGCCACGCAGATGAACGTACTGCTCACCCCCGAGGCGACGGAAATCGCCCGACGGCTCGGGTCGAGTGGCACGTTCAAACTGACGGGGCCGCCTGCTGCCAATGGAATCGTCCGAACCGAGACGATCACCTACAGCGCTGTTGGCTCCGGGACGGGTGGCGATGAGGTTCAAACCTTTGTCGCTGACGCAGCTTCGAGTGCCGGCTCCTACACGATCCTCCTACAGAAGCCCGACGGGACCACCGTTCGCACGGCGTCGATTGCCTATGACGATACCCTGGCGGAGTGTCAGACTGCAATCACGCTAGCCCTCGGTGCCGTTGCCGGGTGGGTCGCATCGTCCGCAGGATCCGCAGTTCCGTTCTCTTCTGGCCCGATTGACCTGGTGTTGACAGCCAGTGGAACAGGTTACCTGAAAACCGACTTCCCGATGTGCTCGGTCGACCCCGATTCGCTGACCGGCGTCACAACGATCACTGGCACGGAAACCACGCGGGGCATCCCGGTTGCCGGGACCATCACGGTCACGGCCGTTGGTGCCGCTGCTGATACGGTCCAGACCATCACGGTCGGTGGTACGTCGTCCGGCGGAACGCTCAAGCTCGGTTTCCGCGACGTTGCCGACCCGGCCGGCGAGATCAAGTGGACCGACACTATCGCATGGAGCGCGACCGAAGCGACGATGGACACCTCCCTCCAGGCAGCCCTGGACGACTTGCTCGGCGCCAATGTCGTAGTTGCAAGTAATATCGCGGATACGGCCTCACTGGTCATGGTTCTGACGTGGAGCGGAACCGGTTCCACCGAACTCGCACAGGAAGAGGTCCACGTTGACACGGCCGCGCTAACGGGTGCGAGCACAGTGGGCGTTGTGATGACCACGGCAGGCGTTACGGCCTCTGAAAATGACTTTGCGGCCGGTTCGTTCATCCAGCCTGTCGACGGATCGGAAACGATCATCGGCATTCAGGGTATCGAGGATGGCATCAAGGTGACCAATGATGCTGGCAGCGAAATCGACGTACAAGACGCCAGGCTGGTCATCGGAGCGGAGGTGGCCACGGCTGGTATTGTGCTCTACCCGACCGATACATCCCTGATTGCCTGGGTCAAGTCCGCACTGCGCGCAACCGGAATCGGCTACACCTTCGACGACGACTTTTGAGCCACGGCCGAATAGCCTGTTGAGTGAGTTCCGTTCACACTTTCAAACCCTACGAAAAATCGAGAATAGATCATGGCAACTACAATTCAAAACGTGCTGGACAGTGAAAACCTGACCGGCTTGACGCGAGAGGTGATCGGTGGTGTTCCCGCCGATCTGATCCCGCCTGGATTCTTGGCAAGCACTGAGTCAGTGACGGGCAACACGGCTAAATACGACAAGGTGTCGACCACTCGGCAGTCGGCCCGAATCGTCCACTACGGTGCGCCATCCGTGAAGCGGAACTTGCAAGGCATCAGTTCGCAACCGGTGAACTTACTTCACTCGTTCCAGCATCAGACTCACAGCGCTGCAACCCTGGTGAATTTGCGATCGGAAGGTGACGCTGCCAAGCAAATGAAAGGGCAACAGACCGTTGCGCGTCAGGTGGCCCAATTCGGCAGCGAGGGCGCGAATTTGAGAATGTCGGCAATGTACAGCCTGCTCTCAAAGGGAGCGATCTACGTCAAGGCCGATGGCTCGCTGCTGGCAAGTTCCAGTGGCGCGGCTTATACCATCGACTTCGGCGTCCCGGCTGGCAACAAGGGAACCCTGTCCGTTGATGGAGGATCGCCGATCCTCGATGCGAACTGGAAGACGGCGGCAACCGATATCGGACTGCAAATCCAAAACCTCCAGGTGGCGGCCCGCAAGTTCACGGGTTACGCAATCAAACATGCATTCTACGGATCGGAAGTCGCGTCGTACATCCGCACAAACACCATTGCCATCGACGCCATGGCTGGCAGCACTCGGCTATCGGAGGAGAAATTCAACTCCAACGAGATCCCCGACGGTCTGTTCGGCCTGACTTGGCATCCCGTGTCGCAAGCGTTCTTTGAGCTGGCTGACGGTACTGCTACCGATTGGTTTGCTGCTAACGCGGTCACGTTTACCCCCGATCCGTCTCCCGAGTGGATCGATACGATCGAAGGCAGCTACCTCGTGCCGACCGATCTGGCCATTGGGTCAGACGCATCAGCAATGCTCAACAACCTGCAAGAGATGTTTGGTCCATTCAGCTACGCAGAATTGACCACCGATCCCCCGGGCATTAAGCACTACATGGGTGACACGTTCTTGCCTGTGCTGAAAGTTCCGAAAGCCATCTTTATCGCGGCGGTTCCCATTACGGGGTAAGTAGGTGAGTTGCTCTCGCTGGTCTCCCGAGGCGGCCCGCCCTCCGTAAGGGGTCGGGCCGCTTTTGATAACGGAAGGTGGCTACGTGATACGTGATCCGCTGAGTCTGGTCTACGACAGCCTGTGGGATACCCTGGAGGCCCACCGGGGCTTTCGTGACCTAGTCAGGGAAGGCAACCGCGTAAAGTTCACGGGCAGGAATCGCGACCCACTCAAAGAGCAGGTATCCGATGCGGACCTACCCGAAGTGCGGATCGTCGTTGCCAGTACGCCGCTTGACCTGAACGCGACGAGTTCCACTTCCTTTGTGACTGCCGTTTACGAGGTGGGTATTGCAACTGGCGATCAGCGGATTGACGCGGTGTTATTTCCCGTCATGTGGGAAATCATTCGTGCATTGTCGCAAGAGGAGCTTAGCGCACGGCTACGGTCGTTGGAGTGGGACGGCGAGTCGTTTATCGTAAATGCGGAAATAGGAACGGCGAGTATCGGCACGTCTGACGTTGACGTAAATCGAGGCATAAAGGGCTGGTCGGTCGTGTGGCCCGTATCCGTGCGAATGTCGTTCGGTAAGGCCGCCATCAGCCCCATAGAATAAAGGTGTTTCCATGAGTTTGCTTTCTGGTAAAGCGGGTGCCGTGGACGGTGCTGCGATCGTCCGTAATTGGAATATCTCGGAGACCGCCGATACGCAGGCCTACGTGGCAAGCAATACGCAATGCGGCACGGGGCGGTTGCCTGGCAATGTCGATTGGTCGGGTGCCTACGACGCCTACGGTCACACGCCGGCCAATATGCCGGGGGACGGTTTCACGTTCACCGGATCGACTGACGGGACACTTGGCGTCGAAGGCGTCGCAATAGTCGACTCGGTCGTTATCACATGTGACATCGCGGCGGGTGGGATTCTTTCGCACGTCGTTAACTTCTCTGCCAACGGTGTCCTTGATTTAAGCGGTGGAGTTGCGACGGATGCCACGCCCTTGATTCCTCCGAGTGCTATCGGTTGCAAGGTGGCGTTGGACTTCTCGAAGACCGATACGCCCGCCTTCGCCGACGAAACAGACGTCCTCAACTGGACGCTAACCCTGACGGCAGCCAACACGCCCTATGTAACCAGCAGCACGGCTGGTCAGACCAAACGGAACCAAGGCAACATCGACGCAACGATGTCGTATGCAGTCCTTATTGAAGATGGTGATGCGGCTAACCTGCCTCTCAAGAACAGCATCGCTGCCATACGTTTTCATGTCAGCGCGTCGCTATTTTGGGAAATCCGCTGGGGTATATTCGGCGACATCTCGGATATCAACATCGACATTGAGACTGCTGCCATGGTTGGGGCGACACTCAACGCGTCTTTGAACGTCATCGAGAATATTGACTCGACGGACACTATAGGCGCAATCGTAAATCCGGCAACCTCTGATTTCTGGCCGCCCGCATAACCCAGTGAGACCATGACAACTCAAGCAGAAGCAACAGCCGCACCGGTGCCGTTCGACATGGGTAACGCGGAATACCTATTGTCGCCGCTTTCGGCTGGCGATATCAGCGAACTGGATAACTGGCTGCGAGCACGAATGGTGCGCGCGGCCCGCGAGTCGCTGCCGGACGATGCGACGGCGGACCAACGCCGAGAGACGATCGGGGCGGCCGTGCTGGCCACGGCAGGCGTGTGCCTGCTGTCTGACCTATGTGCCTCTGTCATGGCCACGCCGGATGGACTGGCGCGTGTCATCTGGCAATCAGTCAAGCGTAATCATCCTCGCGTAACGCCCAGGAGAATCGAGGTGCTACTGCTCAAAGATGATAGCGCGATAGACGAGTCGCTTATGGCTTTTGACATTGCGAACAATTCACCGACCGTAAAAAAAAAGAAAACTTGGAAGCAACGGAGGCGGGACAGAAAGAAGGGACGACGCCGGACGACGGCATGATTTTCTGTCAGCTGGCAGAGCAGTTTGGCTTTTCACCGCAACAGGTATCCGACATGACACCCACCCAACAGATCATGTACCTGACCCACGCCGCGACGATGGGTCAACGGCGTGGCGTCAATCCACGAACCGGTAAGCCGACGATCGTTTACAACTCGCTCGCGGAAATGCAAGCCGCTATGACCTGATAGGCGATCACATGACGGTAAAAGTAAAGGTGAACCTCGCACCACTCAAACGGTTTCAGGGTGCCGTGTCTCGCGATCTACGAACCGGCGGTAGCGGTCCGATCCGCGACGCCTTGAAGCAATGGGCGGCAAGGTATCGGGGCTATGCGAGAGAGCAGTTCGTCAAGAACAGTCGTGGCGGATGGAAAGGCCTGGCAGAGTCGACAAAGAAACGAAGGCGAGGGGCACGGCGTGGCGCGACCGGCGCCCGATCGTTCGCGATACTTCGGGACACCAACACGTTGATGAGTGCTTTGGATATTCGATTTACTGGAAAGCCTGGAGCGATCCAAGAAGGCATTCCCTTCGGTATCAAGGTCGGGTACGGCGGCCCGACTCGGTACAAGAAGGGCAAGAGTAGAGCGACGATTGCCGACATTGCAGAGTTTCACCACACGGGGGCCGGCAACCTGCCGGTGCGCAAGATCATGCCAGCCAAGCTACCGACGAGCGTTCTCGGTGGAATGAGCCGAGACATGGAACGAGGCGTTCAGAGAACTATCGACGGGTCAACGCGAGGTGGTGCGGCATGACTAATCCAAACGTAGAATTCGACCTCAAGCTGAATGCGCAAAAGGCGATGGCCGGCTTGAAGAAGTACGGCAACAGCATCACGCGGTTTGCAAAGCGTGGCGCTGCGAGGCTCAAGAAAATAGCATTGCAATTCGCGAAGGTCGGACTGGCTGCTGGCGCTATGGGTCTGGTGATCGGGGTGGCTGTCGTCAAGAGCCAACTTGCATTGATGGACGCGACGGCTAAGGCAAGCGACGCGATGGGCATCGAAATCGAACGGCTTCAGGAACTTCGGCATGCAGCCAACTTGACCGGCGTGGCGAATGAGCAACTGGACATGGCTATCCAGAAGATGGTCAAGAATATAGCCGACGCGGCTGACGGGGCTGGCATCGCCACTGATGCGCTTAACGATCTAGAGCTCCAGGCAGCTGACCTCGCACGCATGTCCCCGCATAAAGCGTTTCTGGCAATCGCTGAAGCCATGGGCACGATGGACACTAGCGGCAAACGACTGCAAGCGACCCTTGATATCTTCGGACGAAGTGCCGCTATTTTGGTAAACACGCTGGCCCTTGGCAGGGAAGGTCTCTTGGCAGCCGGGGAGGAAGCACAGAGGCTAGGAGTATTTGGTCGCAACGCGGCGGCCGGGGCGGAAGCCGCAGATGACGCGATGGACAACTTAACGAAGGCTACTGTCAATTTCGCCGCATCCGCTACCGCCGACATAGCGCCGTATATCGAATTGCTCGCGAAGGATTTAACCGACGCGATTACTGGCGCAAAGGATGCGACGGACGATTTATCAGATAGCACTGGTGGCCTTGCTGGCGTTATGGGGATATTGGCGGACACTCTACATACGGTGGGTCTGGGGTATAAGTTTATAGAATTACAGTCGGCAAAGTTTTTCGATTCCGCGAAGTCAGGCAAGAAGGCGCTTGAGGTTACCCTGCTAGGGGCCGAAGATCCCCGCGACCAGCTCGGCGGCTTGCCGCCCATCGCGTCGGATATCATACAGGAAGAATTTGAGGCGAAACTTATCGGCAAGACGGTGTCGAAACGCATTAAAATACAGGCAGATGCAAGGAAGCGTAAAAAGGCAGCGGAAGATGAGGCCAAAAAAACGGCCCGTACTGACATACTTGACATTCAAGACCTGGGTTTCGGGTTGGCTGGGTCCGCTGCGGAGCAGGCAGAGGAGCGAACCAGGAAACGATTTGCAGATACCGCCGACGAACGGAAACGAAGAACCGAACGCATTGCCAGAGAGAAGGCATTTACATCAGTGCTTCCGCCACGAACGGAAGAGTTTCCTGGCCTTGTAAGGCCGGAAGTTCCAAGGCCTGTAGTTCCAGAAGACCTATTCGCTAAAAAGCAAAAAGAGGAGGCCGGCGGCTTCCAGGCCACGTTTGAATCCCTTCAAGGTTTACAGCGTCGCATCTCGCAAGCGGCTGCCAGTTCACCGGAGGAACGGGCGGCGAAGTCGGGAGAGAAGATAGCAACGGCTACCGGAAAGATGGCGACCGGTATCGACAAACTGGTTGTTATAGCGGAAAAGGAAAGTCGAGATCCGAAGGTCATCGCCGTCTTTGGACCGTAAGCAAAGGGAGCCACTATGGCTGTTACCGTAGAACATAGCGAAGACCAGGGCTCTCCGGTTGAGAGCTGGGGAGGGGAACTCGGGTTCTCGGCGATCCGTACCTTGCGATGTTTGTACAGCGATCGCCACACACTGGCCGGGCAATTGCTCGACGACGACTTCGGGCGTGGTGCGTTGTACGATCCCCGGCCGTCGACGATGGCCCGCGTCCTGACCGTTGGCATCAAACCGTTTGCTGCTAAGCAAGAGGGTAGTGGCAGGATCGCCTCGTATGACACGGCTTTATTGACGGTCCCCTACGGTTTCAACCAAGGAGAAGATGCGGACCTGATTTCTGAGTCCCTTGAGCCCACTGCCGAGTTCCTGACCTTGAATTTCAAGGAGTTCCAATGGGACACCGAGGTCAAAGATAAAGACAAGACACTGAAGGAAGCGGAAGCGCCAGGTCGGTTGGTGAAGGGCATGGATTACGTCCTAACCAAGTACCAGCAAACGGGTATCCCGGCGTCGGTCTTGACGTTGCCAGGTAGCTGCAATGATGCCCCCATTACGGCCGAGACGCTGGGGCTGACGTTCGATACCGAGACCTTGCTCTTTAATCCCCCGACCTTGAGCCGCACTATCAACACGAGCGGTAACTTTTTCTGGACGATCACGTATCGCTTCACGTTTCATCCGCCGGGATGGAATACGTTCTGGCGCGCGAAAAACCATGGCTATGAGCCGATCTACCGGACGGGGATTGGTGAGTATATAAACTATCCTCCGGCCTCGTTCGTGGGGATCGTGTAGTGATTCAAGACCTCCTACGCAAGGTCAAGCCCGGCGAGCCGGTTTCGGCTGCGCAGTGGAACGAATTGATCCGCCTAGCAAGTGGCGGTCAACTCGGCCGTGGTACGTTCTCTGATTCGACTGGCACGTATACAAGGCCACGATCTCAGGTCGGTGTCGGGTTCATTCGTTTCGAGTTAACCGAGACGCTGGAAACAACAGATACCTTTGCCATTGACGTTGACGTGATTGGCGATTGGGGCAGCCCAGCCCAGGAGACAACTGTCGACGTAGCCAACCACCTGACGACATCAGGCGGCCCTCGCCTCTTTTCTGGCGTCGCCGGCGACTTTGGCATAGCGGTTTGGGATGACGAGTTCTCAGTCTATCGTATCATTGTATTGAACATCGGCGAGGAGGTAGCCAGCGCGCAGGCTACGCACATTGAATTTGCACTGACGGCGGCACTGGCCTTGACTGACGCCGACACTGACACTGACGACGCGACGGTCACCAACTACTGGGGTGGAACTGACCCGGGCGCGGCGGTAAAGCTGTACAACAAGAGCATTTCCGCGAACTACATGTTTGAAGGCATCACTGACGCAGAAGGCCTTGCCGTGCACGACGACCGGGCGGACAAGTATCGAATCATTCAGTTGGAGTGCCCAAGTGCTTAGAGGTAAACGTACTCCGATGGAACGGCTCGCTTCAGGGCTCTATGTTCCGCCGTTGATTACGATGGGCTGGTGGCCATGTGGGGGTTGTGAAGAGGAAGAACTACCCTGTGCGTCCTGTAGTGATGACCCTACGTCCGGCGATTTCACGATAGTACTGGCAGGCATCAGCACGGGCTGGAGTACTGCTTGCGACCTTCTACTTCCCTCGCTAAACGACAGCTACTCAGTTTCCGGCTGCTCTGGTTCGTACAGTCTGTCAATGTCAACTTGCGGAGTCACATATCTTGGCGGACCAGCGACGATCAATTTCATTAGCGTATCTATAGACCTTCAGGATGCCGGAAATTTGCAGGTGCATTTGAATTACCGGTTATCCTTCCCGCTCAACGAGTTTTTTCTAACTACGATATGGGGCCACTCCATCGGGTCACCTGTAGCCTGCCGAGACCTTAGCGACGAAGTTTTGCCATTCGTCAGTGATGATTTCGATGATACGCCGTTCACTTCTTCCACGGCAGAGGTTACGTTCGTCGCATGATCGACTGCATCTACACCGCCGACGGCCCACCCTGGAAATGCTCACGGTGCGGCCACGAACAATCGGTAACGCAGTCTCTTCGCCGCAACTGCGGAAGCAACGCCCCGATCGATCCCCGGGCGTACCTCGAATCGCTCGCGGCTTCTGGTGGCCTCTCTAACGTCACCCAGGAAGAAACGGCCCGACGAATCGACTGTTGCGTCGGATGCCCCTCACTGGTCAACCAGGCGTGCCTGGAGCTATCCCACGTATCTGGTGACTGCCGGGCGAAGGCGGTTCGCTTCCTTGTCCGCCGATTGCTCGGACGCTGGACGCCGTGCGAACGCATGGAATCGAACTAGTAAGTATCTCTTAATAGTTCCCCCCCATCTGGCTACCCGGAAAGTATTTCGGAATTCCCGTAAAATAACGAGGATGGCTATTGTTTTCCTCGTCATTTTACGATATAGTCTAAATAGAGTTTGGGAGTTAACAAGGAAACAAACACGGGAGCGAGACGATGAAACGAAAAGAAGCACAGTGGTACGTAATCAGTCCTGAGGGCGGGTCATGGGTCGCTATCAAAATGGATGATGCCGGACGAATGATCTGCTTTGCCGAGGAAGCTAACTCGGAGACTCACCGCTCGGCCAATGATCATTTGCGTTGGGTGTGTGATGCCATAGCCAACGGCGAGGTCGATGAAAACGTGAATCCTGAGGTCGCCGCTGCCGTGGTGGCAGCATGGGACGAAGGCGCAGACCCCACGGAATGTTGCGTCGAGCGGATCGTTGCTGACTGATTCCACCCCCGGGCAACCGGGGGCTCTTTCAAACCACTTAACACGGGAGAACGAGACGATGACACAGGTAACAATCGATCGTGAGTCAGCCCGAACACTCCTGGCAAAACGGCTGCGTGAGATTCGCGAAGCCGCACCGGATTGCCCGGACAATTACCAACCAATGAACCCTTGCCTAGTACTCGATACCTCGACCGGTATTGTGGACATCCAGTCGGGGCTATATACGTTACACGACGACGAGAGCACATTGGCTGATCTGCAATTCGACGACCACATTGCCCAATGGCTCGAATCGGTCGAGGTACGCGAAACAGCGGACACACTGTTGGACGATTGGGTCGAGACACTTGGCGAGTGGCGAGACGCCGGGGGAATCGCATGAAAAAACCAACAACCCCGGGCGGTCGCATCAAGGCCGCCCGGAAGAAAGCCGAGATGACGCAACAGCATCAAGCCAAGAGACGCCTGGCTAGACGGGCTTTGCGGTTGGGGGAAACGAGAAATAAACCAACCACGCCAGGCGGCCGGATTGCTGCTGCCCGCGACCGAGCTGGAATGACTCAATTCCAGCTTGCGGTGGCATGTGGCGTCGGCCAGACGCAGATTGCAGACTGGGAGCGCGATCGGCACCCGGCCGGCCCGAAGCTAGCGACGCTACGGAAGCTGGCAAAGGGGCTCGGGTGCAAGGTGTTTATCCTAGTTGACTTGTCTTGACAGACCGACTGTTGCTGCTATGCTGTGGGTGTATAAGGCCTTCAGACCTGTGTGGGAATTGAACCCGAGCCCGGATCTGAATCGACGTGGCAACACGCAGGTCCGGGCTATTTTATGACTACCACCCCGCATGTCGGTAAGCGGGTTAGGCCGGTTTTCGGACCGGCCATTTTTATGCGCTCACTGCACACGGTTGACAGATACTTCCGCCGTCGGTATACTGTCGCCATGAGCAAAAAAGCAATTCCATTTTTATCCGTAGCCCAGGCAGCCACAAAGATGGGTATTTCCGAACGCTGGGTACGTGAGTTGATCGCCACTGGCGTCATTGAGGGCGACAAATTGGATGATGGCCCCTGGCTGATTCCACGGACCGAAGTCAAGCGGTTTCTCTCGCTTGACGTGCCAGCCCAAGGCGCTCACCGCGTTCGTTCCCCGGCATGATCTGACGGATTCTTTAATTATTTTTCCGGAATAGCAGGGATGGGGCTTGACGAACTACCGCAGTCGGCATATAAAGGGCATGACAAGCACGCAACCATCCGGAAATTCCGGACAGTTCAAACGGGAGCAACCACTCGGCGGGTCGGTGAAGTTTCCCGTCCAATGGGCGATCGGCAGAAGTTTCGCCGGCCCGCCATGCCAACAGGAGGAAGATATGAAAATCAGAAGGACGACCCTTTGCGAGCAGAAGATGTGCTCGATTGCCGACGCCGACCCGGGCGACACCTACTGGGCGCCGGATGACCACGGAGCCGTTGCAGTCACAAAGCTGGACCCAAGTGGGTTCAATACTAGCGGATACCACCATGTAGTTTGGTTGTTCCCCAGCAGGGCGGTGTACCAACGACTCAAGGATTTTGAGGCCAAGGGGATCATGGTGACAGAGTTTGCCGATGACGAGACTCTGACACTGACGCGGTAAGGAAGGCTCGCCGCGCTCACGGAGGAACTGACGCGCGGCGAATGAGGAGTACGTGGAGACGTGCAGATGGATGGCCCGGGGGCGCGGCCGTGGTAGCAGAGTGGCCGCGTTCGCCGGGGGTTTTTCAATCCGAACAGGAGGACCATCCATGTATAAAACCATCGCGTCTCGTGTAACAATTTGGCATGTCGCCGCTTCATTTGTCGGGAGTATTGTCGGACTTGTTGGTGGATTCACTTGGTTTACTTTGTGGCTGTCTCTCGGCCTTATGTTCCTCTGGTGGGTTGCTGATTTCTGCTGGTATCGTTGGTCGCGATATTAGCAGCGTTAAAACGACACTAGCCAAGGAGGAGCGACATGTACCAAAACATTACCATTACGATGATCGCCGCGTTTTGGATCGGCCTGTTCGTGCTGTGCTGCCTTGTTGTGTTCCGCTCTTGGCGAGAACGACGGAAAGAGCACAAGTTGAAGTGGGCCGTGGTGCAGCGCCTCATCGACGAGATACAAGTCGACGACGAGATGCGAGCCGGGAAGCCGATCTGTAAGATCGAAGAGGAACTTGACGAAAGGGAAAATCAATGTCACAAATTGAAGTAGCCGGGACAGTTCCCAAAACACTGTGGCTTGAGGATGTTGATCGGACCAGGGCTGTTCGTGTTTTTCAGGAAGCCTACCCAGATGCGACCCCTTGCAAGGTGGAGATCAGGAACGAAGAGGGTACCGTGTCCTATGCCATAGAAGGATTCTGCGAGGAGTGCAAGGGTGCTATCTTCAATGACGAAGAGGAGGTTGCCCCAGGTTGTCATATTCACCGACGTTGCGCGGACAAAAAGGCCAAACGTGACGAGGAAGAGAATCAATGAGGAAGAAACAATTGCGACTGACCGCGAAGGTCCACGCTATTAACCCGTATCATTCTACCATTCGCGTCTGGCAGAACGGTGGGCTTTGCGGGGAACTGACAGTTACCTCTGATGTTGCTGAGGAGGTTATTAGACGGATCATGACTGAAAATAAAAAAGACGAGGAAGAGACCCCATAACTGACGCATGGAAAACCGATAGGGAACCTATTCATAAGGAAACGAATGATGAGTAGCTATAGTTCGGACCCTCAAGTGAACGCCACTGCCGCCGCGCTGGATATGACCAATGCCGCGATGCGAGATCCAGTGGCGGATGAGATACCGCGAGATGAGCGTGGGTCATTTGTCGAACGGCTTGAGCAAATCAAGAAAATCGCGGACTGTGTGGAAACGGGCGTGAAAGTCTGCGCGTCATTCAAGCCCGGCGACGTGATATGTGGAAACGACGCGACAAACATTGCAGTGGTCCACGAGCTATCCATCATGGTAGCCGAGAAGCTCAAGGGCGTCATCCGTGACATGGCCCTGGCTGAAGGGAAGGGGAAATCACCATGAGTTACCAACTCATGACATTCTCACGACAGGATTCCTTCAAGACCTGTCGACGCAAAGCTTGGTGGAGCTACGAAATGAAGATTCGTCGCACTACCAATGCCAAGGCGCTGCGTATGGGTACAGCGTATCACGAGGGCCTTGAGTCGTTAGCATTAACCGGCAACATCTCATCGGTAACGTCTGCCCGCATGGAATTTGCATGTCAGGCGGTCGCGGTTACCTATGATGAGGTGCCCGATGGATACGATCTACTGGACTGGCAATACGAACATGAAACCATTCGCCAGCTTCTCGCAGGATATCACTGGCGATGGGGCAATGCGCTCGAATACCTGGCCGTTGAGCAGTCGTTTTGTTTGCCGCTGGTCAACCCGGCGACGGGCAGGACCACGCCGAACTGGAGGCGAGCGGGGAAAATTGACGGTATCGTGCGGCTGGAAGATGGTCGACTCGCCGACAAGGAAAACAAGTTGCTTGGTGAGGACCTGGGTCCGGATGCCGATCTATGGAAGCGGTTGCGGATCGATCACCAGGTGAGTCTCTACCGCCTTGCGTCACGGGGTCTCGGGCACGACACCGAAACGACACTCTATGACCTGACCCGTAAGCCGACAATCAAACCGACGCAAGTTCCAAATCTCGACGAGAACGGACTGAAGGTCGTGCGAG